TAAAAGGAACGGCGCAAAAGTGCCGTATTCTTGAAAATGAAATGGCGTTGACAGCCAGCACCGAAGAACCAACCCCGGAAATTGATTTCAAAACCCCACGCGCCAAAAAGATTTTTGACGAAATGTGTTTCGAACTGAAAAAAATCAACATGTTGGTTGGCGTGGATTTGGGAATCATTGCGATGTATTCCGAAGCGGTGGCCAACTATTATGTTGCCGTCGAAAAATGCGAACAACAAGGGATGGTGATTGAAACCAACCAAGGGCCAAAAGTCAACCCATGGTTTACAACAAAACAAAATTGCGTGAAACAAGCGATGCAATTGGGGCAATTGATTGGCGTGACCCCATCGGCGCGCGCACGCATTCCAAACAACAACCAAAAGCCAATATCAAAATTGGAATTACTTAAAAAGAAAACAGCATGACCCCAAAAGAAAAAGCAAAACAACTTGTTGACAAATTCACCGTGGTTGGATTGCAACAAAGAAACGAAGGAATTCAATCTGCGTTAATTGCGGTTGATGAAATCATTTCTGTAATTGACCCAGAAACATTTTTAATGAGTTGGTTATTTTGGAAACAAGTAAAAAAAGAAATCGAAAATTTATGAAAAAAAAAGAAATTCACACAAAGGCGTTTGAAGTTAAAACATCGTTTCGCGCGGAATATCGCGCAACCGGCATGGGCAACCATTGGATTGTTGAATCAAATCATGGAAGCGGTTGGAGGCCGTGCGACAAATTTGGGATGTGGCATCACGAACCCTTTGTTTATCGAAACGAATATTTAGCCAACCAATCAATCGAAAATATCAAAGCAATCAAACGCCGTGAAAAGTAAGGCGCATAATTATGCGGTCGATGTATTGGATGGCAAAATACCGGCATGCCAATTGGTTCACAACGCATGCCAAAGGTATTTGGATGATTTGACGCGTTTTGATTTCAATGAAGGTCATGCGCAACATGCCATCAATTTCATTGAGGAATTGGAACACACCACCGGTGAACATGCGGGCAAAAAATTTGTGTTGGAAGGATGGCAATCATTCATAATTTGGAATTTATTTGGGTTTTTGAATCCGGACGGGTCGCGCCGATATTCGCGGGCATATATTGAAGTTCCACGAAAAAACGGCAAATCAACATTTTCATCCGCGGTGATGTTATATGGATTAATTGCGGATGACGAACCGGGCGCACAGATTTATTCAGCGGCGACAAAATTAGACCAAGCCATGATGGTGTTCGGGGAATCGGTGAGAATGGCCCAAAACACCGATTGGTTGAAGGATGCCGTCAATGTGAACAATTCGGTGAACAACCGAAGAATCATTCACGAACAAAATTTGTACAAACCCCTTGAATGGAATCCAAACAAACAAGATGGATTGAACACGCACATGGCCGTGATTGATGAATATCATGCGCACCCCAATGACGAATTGTATAATGTAATTTTCAACAGTATGGGCGCGCGCCGTCAACCATTGTTGTTCACAATCACCACGGCCGGATTCAATCGCGAATCGGCGTGTTTTCGCCATCGTGGGTATTGCGTGAATGTTTTAAATGGAGCAATCAAAGATGATGCATTGTTTTCAATCATTTACACATTGGATGAAGGTGATGATTGGATGGATTCGAAGGTTTGGGCCAAAGCGAACCCGAATTGGGGCGTTTCGGTTTATCCGCGCAAATTGGAACAAGCGTTGACCGAAGCAAAGGAATATTCATCGAAAGAAGTCGAATTCAAAACAAAGTTGTTAAATGTTTGGACAGATACGGCGCAAACATGGATTTCCGACAATATTTGGAAACAATGCGACGCGGATGATGATTTGGAAGGCGAACAATGTTTTGGTGGATTGGATTTGGCATCGACCGGTGATTTTTGTGCGTTCACTTTATTTTTCCCACAAACCCATTCAATTCGCACATGGTATTTTTTGCCGGAGGAATCAGTTAAAAAACGAAACGATGCCGCCGGTCAAGCAATTCGCGAATGGGTGGCCAATGGTCATATCATTGCAACGGAAGGCAATGTGACGGATTATTCATTCATTAAAGCCAAAATTTGTGAACTTGCCACAAAGTTTGATATTAAGGACATCGCATTTGATAGATTTAACGCATCGCAATTGGTCATTGAATTACAAAACGAGGGTTTGACCATGTTCCCATTTGGTCAGGGTTTTGTTTCAATGTCATCACCAACAAAGGAATTGGAACGATTGGTGAAGGATGGCAAATTGCGCCATGCGGGAAATCCGGTCACCCGTTGGATGATGTCAAACATTTTGTTGCGCACAGACCCAGCCGGAAACATTAAAATTGACAAAGCCAAATCAGGCGACAAAGTGGATGGCCCGGTTTCAATTGTGATGGCATTGGGAACGGCGATGCAATCCGAGGCGAAAAATATGAATTCCGATTTTTGGTTTGTAAGTTTGTAAAAAATTGAATTATAATGAAATCGGATGCATGGTTGACCTACATTGATTGTTTCATGACGGAATATTACAATGAATTGCCAAATCACAAAACATATAAGGAATGTTATGAAGCAATTGAGGCCCGCCACATTGAAATTTTTGACCGGCCGCGATTCCGGGATTATACCGTGTTTCGGTCAATGTTGTCGCGTTGGCTGAAAACAAATCGATAATGTTGCAAATGTTAAATATCAAAATAATAAATTCGCCCCATGCAGTTCAGCATTAAAAGGTTATTTCAAGGAAAAGGCGTTGAAAAGCGGTCATCGTTGGCATACCCAACGGAATGGTTGGTCAATTCCTTGAATTCCGTGTTTGGCTATCAAACAAAATCCGGACAAGCGGTGAACCCGCGCACGGCATTGAGCATTGCCAGCGTTCACGCATGTGTTCGAGTGATTGCCGACGGCATCGCGGGTTTGTCATTAAAGTTGTATTATGATGACGGCAAACAGCGCGAAACAATCGTGGTTCACTATTCAACACCGGTTTTGAACGAACCTAATCCATACCAAACAAAATTTGATTTCGTGAAATACATGGCATCGGATTTGGCGTTGCGCGGGAATGCATATGCGTTTATCAATCGTGATGCAAGATATTTGGCCATCGCGTTACATCCGATTTGTCCTGATTATATCACACCGGTGATGCAAGATGGCCAATTGTTTTATCAATGTTCGGCCAAAGGATTTCCGGGAATGATTCCGGCCGCGGACATGTTGCATTTCAAAGGCCAATGTTTGGACAATCCATTGGTGGGCGTTTCGCCAATCGTGTTGCATGCCGAAACATTGGGAATTGATTTGGCGGCGATTTCAGGAAATGCCGGCGTTTACAAAAACGGCGTGTTGAAATTCCTTTTGACATCGGATTCACAAATCAAACCCGAACAAGCCGGCCCATTGAAAAAGGGATTGGATGATGTTATTGATGGCGCGGCCCGTTCGGCCGTGATGCCATCAGGCGTGAAAATGGAGCGTTTGAGTTTATCGCCCGAAGAAGCACAATATTTGGAAACAAGGAAATTTGATGCCGAAGAAATCGCCCGCATTTTTGGTGTTCCGGCCTCAATGATTGGCGCAAAGGATGGAATCAAATCAAGCGTTGAACAAGAATATCAAGATTTTTACATGCGGACATTGATGGCCTACGCAATCAATATGGAACAAGAATTGGCGCGCAAGTTGTTGACCGAAGTTGATAAAATGACCTATTATTTCCGTTTCAATTTTAATTCGTTGTTGCGCGCATCGGCAAATGACCGCGCGGATTTTTACAACAAAGGCATCCGCGGTGGTTGGTTGAGCCGTAACGAGGCACGCGAATTCGAAGATGCAAACGGATTTGAAGGAGGCGACGAATATTTGATTGAAACCAATTTGATGCCGTCATCAAAAATTGACGCGTACATGGATGCCAAAATTGAACAATTGTTGGCCAGCGCAGACAAAAACAACAATCCCAACGGGGTAAACAATACCGAAGTAATATAATGAAACAAGAAAGGCGCACAATAACCGGGTCAGTTCACGCACGCGCGGTGGGCGATGGAATGCCAAAGGAAATCGGAGGCATTGCCGCCGTTGTTAACAGCGTGACCGATTTAGGGTATTTCGAAGAAGTCATAACACCGGGCGCGTTTGATTATGCGTTATCACGCGAATATGACATCCGGTGTTTGTTTAATCACGAAAGTGAATTGATATTGGGCCGAACAAAAGCCAACACATGCAATGTGTTTGTGAACGCTGATGGAAATTTGGAATATACATGGATTCCGGATTACGAAAACCCAACCCACATGTCGGTTGTTCGTTCAATCATGCGCGGTGACATCACACAATCATCATTCGCGTTCACAATAAAGGAACAATCATGGAGTGATTCCACAAAATATGGAACAATGGGCAAACGGACAATCACCCAAATTGATGAATTGTTCGATGTTTCGCCGGTTACTTATCCCGCCTACGCGGATACCGAAGCCGATGCGCGTTCAATTGTGAAAATGCGTGATGAAGAATTGGAAATCAAAGCCGCCGAACAATCAAACATTGATGTGGACATTTTGAAAATTGCCATGTTGAGATATAAAAACCTATAAACAAAATACAAAATCATGAATAAAATCAAAGCATTAAAAGAAGAACGCGGCCGTTTGCTTGGCGAATTGTCAGCGTTGCAAACCACCATTGAAAAGGAAGCCCGTTCAATGGCCGACAGCGAAAACAACCGTTTGAGCGAAATTGAAGCCCGTTTGGGAGCAATCAAAGCCGAGGTTGAAACCCTTGAAAAATTGCAAAACCTTGCAGCGCAAGCCGCCGGCCATGTTGCCAGCCGTAGCGAAGAAAAGGAAAAGGAAGCCATGAAAGACCAATTCAGTTTCAAACGCGCAATGAGCATGGCAATTACCGGCCGTCGCGATGGTGTTGAAGCCGAATTCAGTTCAATTGGTAGTGAAGAATTTCAGCGTTCAGGCGTAAGCGTAAGCGCGCATTCAATCAAAATTCCAAGTGAAGTTTTCAAACGCGACATGAGCGCAACCGGTGGAACATCAGGCAGCGAAGGCGGCGTGAATGTTCAAACATCAGTTGGTTCAATCATCGATGTATTGTTGCCAAAAACCGTATTGCGCGGATTGGGTGTTCAACAATTGTCCGGATTGGTTGGAAACCTTGACATGCCAACCGCATCAACTGTGCCATCAGCCGGTTGGAATACTGAAAACGGAAGTGCTACCGAAAAATCGCCCACATTCAGCAAAATCACTTTCAGCCCAAAGCGTTTGGCCGCCTATATTCAGGTATCAAACCAATTGATGTTGCAATCTTCAAACAGCATTGACGCATATGTGCGCAATTGGTTGTTGAATGCAATGGCACAATCATTGGAAACCGCAGCCATCAAAGGTGGTGGAAGTAATGAGCCAACCGGTATCATTGCAAATGCAAATGTCAATGTAACTTTTGCCGGTGGTGCAAGTTCAAACAGCACAAACGCCAATGGTATTGCACCGGTTTGGGCCGATGTAATCAATTTGATGAAAGCCATTGAGAACAGCAATGGTACAATGATTAACTACCTTACCAACCCAAAGGTGAAGGCAGCATTGCAAACAATTCCCCGTCAATCATCAGGCGTTGAAGGAAATTTCATTTGGCCAGCGGGCGCAAACGAATTGAATGGTTATGGCGCGGCAACAACAACCCTTGTTCCGTCTAACTTGTCAAAAGGTTCAAGTTCTTCATTATCAGCACTTATCGCGGGTGACTTCTCCCAAATGATGGTTGCGAATTGGGGAGGATTAGAACTCACAGTAGACCCATATTCGGGCGCAACAGCCGGATTGACCAATGTAGTGTTGAACGCCTACATGGATGTCAATTTGTTGCAACCAACTGCATTCGCTGTTTGTAAAGACATCGTTGCCTAAAAAATTGCCCGTTTGGGGGCATTAAAGTTCCAAACGCGGTGGGTGAACTTGACTGTGTTGCCCACCGGCCATGAAAGTAAAATTTTTGATTAACCCAACCGGCAAATTTAATTTGTCTTATAATGTTGGCGAAATCGTTGATTTGGATTCCAAACAAGGCGAATTGTTGTTGGAAGCCGGGGCGGTTGAAGTCATCGTTGAAGAAGTAATTGAAAAGCCAAAGGCAAAGAAAAAACCCGTTAACCCCGAAACCGCATTAGACGCGGAATGATATCATGTTTGTTGCACGCAATTACACCGCATTCGCACACGCCGCGACCGATTATGTTTCATTAAGTGAGGCAAAAACACATTTGCGCGTCACATCATCATCCGATGATACATATATTGGCGGCCTTATTGCAATGGCGTTGGATGCATGCGGTCAATATTTGGGCTATTCAGTAAGAAAAGGGACGGCCAAATATGGGTTTGATGGATTCACCGGCGCACCGGCGTTGATTAATCCCGTGAACGGATTGAACATTCCATCCGGCAACTATTTGCGTTTGAATACCCGTTGTTTGGCTGTGAATTCTGTTTCATATGTGAACGATTCACAAACCATCACCGCATTTGATTCCGGTGATTGGATTGTATCACCAAACCCCATGGGATTGTTTTCACGCAACATTTTTATTGAAACCGCGCCCACATCAATCACCGATGATATTATCAAATACATTGTTGAAGTTACCGAAGGTTTTGAATTAGCCAGCGCAACCGGTGTTGACCCCGACAAACTTTTCCCACAATCAATAAAATTTGCGGCGTTGTTGTTGGTTGGTCAATATTATGACAATCGCATGGCCATCACGGTTGGTGTTCAAAATCACGCCATCAACTTTGGTTTTCAATATTTGTTAGACCCCTACAAAATAAGCGTGATATCATGAACGCCGGATTGATGGATGAATTGGTAACAGTTCAACAATTTACAACCACAACCGATTCAAACACCGGTGAAAAGTTGCAATCATGGTCGACATATTCAACACCATGGGCAAGGATTCAAGAAGCCGAAAGCGGGTCGGAAAATGTTGATGCCGACCGCCGCGAGGCAAAACAAACCGTGACATTCACATTGCGTTATGATTCAGGAATCACAACCAAAATGCGCATTGTTTGGGAGGGTAAAAATTATAATATTGAAAATATCGCGGATTTGGAACGCCGCATGTATTTACGAATTCAAACCGAATTGGTTCAATGATAAGCGGGAAAGGATATATTCAAAAAAATAAAATCGCGTTGGATGAATTTCGCGCCATGCAAGTTGATGCGCCCGTAATGGGGCAATTCATTGAACGCGCGGGCAAAGTTTTCATTGCATTGGCAAAATCAAAAATCAATGTGAAAACCGGCAATTTGCGCAACTCAATTGGATTCATTCATCGTGACAATCGCGGGAAAGGCAAGGCAATTCGATTGATTGGCGCGCGTACTTATGGCGAATACAAAGGTTTTCACGCGCATTTGATTGAAGAAGGAACAGCGGAAAGAAACGCAGAACGCAAAAAGAAAACCACCAAATCGGGCGAAAAATATAAACCCAACTACGGCCCGGAAAAACCATTCATGCGGCCAGCATTTGAACAAGGCAAATCAATATTCATCCAAAGCATGCAAAAGCAAGTGAAAGATTACATCGAAGCAAAAGCAAAGGCAAGCGGATTCAAAACTAAATAAACAATAAAAATATAATAATATGGCAAGCACGGGTATCACCAACGGAACGCTAATCGCAATTTACAAAGACATTAGCGGCACATTGACCAAAATCGCAAACGCGACATCAAACGATTTTTCAATCACCAAAGACATGATTGAAACCACCAACAAGGATTCAGGCGGCGCAAAAGAATACATTGCCGGCGAGTATGGGTACACCATGAGCGTTGAAGGCATGTTCGAAGAAGATGCATCAGTTGGCGCGGGTATCAGTTGGAAAGAAATCATTACAGATTTGTTGGCCGGAACATCGGTGACAATTGTGATGACATCAAATGTTTCAGGTGATTTGAAATTAAGCGGTTCAGCGTTTTTCAACGAATTAAATTTGACAGCACCGCAAAACGATGTTGCCACATTTACCGCATCAATCCAAGGCACGGGCGCATTGACCGTTGGAACGATTACACCTTAATTTTCAAAATGTTGCATATATTTGCAACATGAACACGATTACAATCGGGGGTGTTCAACACCCCCTTTTTTTTAACATGCGCGCCATTGAAAACATCATGGCCGAATTCAATTTGGAAGATTTCACGCAGTTGGGCGAAAACATGTCAACCAACAACATTGCACATTCATTGAAATTTGCAAGGGCATGCGCATATTTTGGCATTCAATCCGGATGCAAAAAACAAGGTGAAAAATTTCCATTTGTTGACATTGATGATTTTGCCGATTCAATCACTTCATTCAGCGAAATTGAACCCGTTATTTTGTTGTTTACAAAAGCCGTTGAAGAATTTTTCAAACCGCGGGGCGGCACATCCGAAACCGTGGGAAAGTAGACGCGGCCGAATCGCAGTCATTAACATTTGACCGGTTGCGCGAAATCGCATTTGGTGAAATGGGAATGGATGATGATGCGTTCAATGAATGCCATCCAAAATATTTTCGGTTGCGGTTGTATGGAATGCGCGAGGCGCAACAACAACAATATCGCAATCAATGGGAATTGACGCGATGGATGGCCGCAACCATGATTTCACCACATTTGAAAAAGCCAATAAGCCCGCAAAAGTTAATGACATTTCCATGGGAAAAATCGACCCATGATGATATTGTTGCAAAGGTTACGCGCTACGCGGATATATTTGCGAAGTTGACACCCATCGCCGAAGCATGAAAGCAATTAACGCCGTTTATAATGTATTATCCAACAATTCCGCATTGACGGCCGTTGTGGGTTCAAATATCAATCCATTACGGATTGTTCAGGGCGTGGCATATCCCGGCATCACAATTCGTGTTTCAGCGGTTACACCACACCCGTCGAAATCAGGTCATTCAAAGACCGATTGGGCAACCGTTGAATTGAACATTTACGCAACCACATACACGCAAGCCGTTCAAATTTCCGATTTAGCACGAACCGCAATGGAAGTTGCAACGCCCGGCACATTTAATCAGGTGTATGTTTGGGAGATTGAATACGGCGGTGAATCACACATGAGTGATGACAATGCCGAAGAATACGGCGTTTTCAATATCATTCAGGATTATTCGGTAAGTTATAACAGATAAAATGTCATTAAGCGCGATAAATATTGTATTAAACGCCATAACCGGAGCATTCAACAAGGATGTGAAGGATGCGGCAAATACAATGGAAAAGGCATCAACAACGATGCAACAATCGGCAAACAAAGCCGGGCAAGCCATTGAACAATCATTGGGTTCGGGCCAATTGCGTCAAAAGATTGCAGCCGTTACGGCCGAAATTGACGAACAAAAACAAATCACCCGTGAATTCGTTTTGGAATTGGAAAAGTTGCGCCAAAAACGCGACATGATGTCCAAAATGGATGTGCAAGGTCAAAAGCAAGTCCGCAAAGAAATTGAGCAAACCAAAGCGGCAATCAAAGACCAATCAATTGCGGTTTCTGAATTGACGGCCAAAAAGCAAGGGTTCACACAACAATTGTCATCAACCAATCAAACTTTGTCGGGTTCACGCGCGGCATTGAATGGTTTAGCAACATCGTTTTCATCGGTCAGTTCGGTTTTGTCGATTGTCAATGAAGATAATAAGGAATTACGAAATGTTTTGATGGCCACCAATGCGGCGTTGAATTTTGGCGCGGCGGTGATGCAAGTGAAAGATTTGCAAGCGCAATTTGGGTCATTGTCGGCGGTTGTGACAAAGGTTGGCGCATTCATGGCGGCCAATCCGTTTTTGATTGGCGCGGCCGTTATTGCATCGGTAGTGGCATTGACCGCGGCGTGGTTTGATGATACCGACGCAATTCAAAAAGCGTATGAAGCGCAAAAAAAATATGCCAGCGAAGTTGAAGCATACAACAACCGCGCGGTCGCATATGTATTGAAGCGCATCGAATATGAAAAGAATTTAGCAAAAAAACGCGCTCAATTAGCCGGTCAAACCGAAGCACAAATTGCCCAAATTGAAGTGGATTATTCCAAAAGGCGAATCGACGCAATGAAAAAATTTCAAAGTGAATTGTCACAAGATTCACAATTGCGGGTTGATTTGATATTGCAGATTGAAGAAGCGGAACGCGAATACAATTTGCAAGTTTTGGACATGAAGATTGCGGAAAAAAATGCGCGTCAAGAAAATGCCAAAGAAGCACAAAAAGAAGCCGATGCAATAAAGAAAAGCGGTCGTGAAGTAATCAAGGCCGAAACCGATTTGATAAATTGGTTGGAAAAGAAAAGATTCGATACCGGTGAAAAAGCAAAGAAAAGGGCGGCCGAACAAGCGAAACAATTGACCGGGGCAAACCTAATTGCCGGAACGGCAATTGCTCCTATTTTAATACCGGTAAAACTTGACCCGAAATATATTTCCCAAATTGTTCAAGATTTTGATAAGTTAATTCAAAATATGTCGCAAGCCGTGGAACAATTGGGCGAAGAAATTGCAATATCATTGGGCGAAACATTGGGAATGGCGTTGGCCGGTCAAGGCAATGGCATTGAAGGATTCATTCAAAGTGTTGTGGGTTCTTTGGGGTCATTTATTAAAACAGTCGGTAAAATGTTGATTGCCTACGGTATCAGCGTTGAAAAATTCAAAGCGGCATTTTTAAATCCGGCGGCCGCGGTTGTTGCGGGTGTTGCGATGGTGGCATTGGGAACAGCCGTTTCAAGTCAAATCAAAAAAGGGCCGGGAGTTCCGGCGTTTGCGGATGGTGGTATTGTAAGCGGGCCAACATTGGGTTTAATGGGTGAATATCCCGGCGCGCGTTCGAATCCGGAAGTCATCGCCCCATTGGATAAATTGAAAGGAATGATGAAAACCGACCAATCATCGGGATTTGTTGCCAGCACTACAATACAAGGTCGCGATTTGGCAATTGTTTTGGAACGATATAACAAAGACAGTAAACGCGGATAATGGCAAGGAAATATTTTGGTTCGTTTTTTTCAATAACAAACAACGAATATCGGGTTGAATTGTGGGATGAACCGGCGGGTTCTTCAACATCCGGCGATGAATTGCAATTGGCCGGTGAAGGCATTAGCATTGAACGGCAAGGTGAAGGCGATTCAGTATATTCAAATTTTGTTCGACCATCACGCGCCATCGCGAATTGGGTGATTCCAACACAAACCATCATGGATGATTTTGTTGGCATTCAAACGCAAGCGGAAACCGCATGGGCGATGTTAATATATCGCGACAATGCATTGATATATGTTGGCCGGGTATTGGCCGACCAAATGACGCGTTTGCGTGAATCGATAGAATCTAAACCAATCATCGATTTGGTTGCGGTTGATGGCCTTGAATTGATGTCAGGGTTCAAAGTGAAATCATCATGGTTCACCGATGGCAAAATCACAATTTCGCAATTATTTCGCCGTTGTTTGGAATCATTTGATTTGTCGGAATATTGGGTTGTTAATGGAACGAATAACGCCTATTTATTCGATGGAACATTGTTGCATGAGGCCAGCGCATCGCGTTTGGGTTTTGACATGTACAAAATCGATGAATACACATTTTTACAAGATTTTGACCCGTTCACGGATGTCAAAGTTTTTGATTCATATGGATGGCAAGTTGAACCAAATTATATTGATTGCCATCAAGCATTGGAAAATGTATTGTTGATGTTTGGGGCGCGTTTGACGCACGAACGCGGGGCATATTATGTTATTCCGTTCAACGCATATGATAATGTCACATCAATCAATTTGCGCCAATATTCATATACTGGCCAATATATCGGAACAGCAAC